ATTTGAATTCTATCATAGAGTAGAAGAGCGTATTCCGTTTGACCTGGATATCTTTAATAAGATTACGCAGGGGGGTATGCCTAATAAGACACTTAATATTGCTCTTGCCGGTACCGGAGTCGGTAAGAGTTTGTTTATGTGCCACGTAGCTGCAAGTTGTATTGGTCAGGGTAAGAATGTACTGTATATTACTATGGAGATGGCAGAAGAGCGAATTGCTGAACGTATCGACGCTAACTTGCTTAACGTGGAAATAGATCAGCTAAAGAACATTCCTAAGTCGTTATACGATAGTAGAATGGAAAAGCTTAACAGTAAGACTCATGGTAAGCTTATCATTAAGGAATACCCGACTGCATCTGCGCATGTAGGTCACTTTAAAATGTTGCTGAATGAACTAAGTTTAAAGCGTTCGTTTAAGCCTGATGTTATCTTTATTGACTACTTAAATATATGTGCTTCTTCTAGGTTTAAACCAGGGGGAAGTGTCAACTCTTATACCTATATTAAAGCAATCGCTGAGGAATTGCGTGGTTTAGCAGTTGAATTTAATGTACCTATTATGTCAGCTACTCAGACTACTAGATCCGGATTCTCTAATACAGATGTAGAGCTAACGGATACTTCAGAGTCTTTTGGTCTACCGGCTACCGCAGACTTTATGTTTGCGTTGATTAGTACGGAAGAGCTAGAGCAGCTTAATCAGATTATGGTTAAACAGCTAAAAAATCGATATAACGATCCAACGCTGTATAAGCGATTTATGGTCGGAATCGATAGAGTTAAGATGAGATTATACGATTTAGAACAGACTGCACAGCAAAGTCTTGCAGATCCTGGTAAAAAAAGCGTAGAAGATAAGGATAACGCTCAAGGTTATTCAATGGCTAACATATTTAAAAAGAAAGATTTTTCGGGGATCAAAGTATAAATATCTAAAAAAGGGGACCCTATGTATCTAGCACCCGTAATAGATCGTATACTAGAATCTAAAAAATCTAAACTCATAGGCCGCTCCTCTTACTTCTACATTACAAGTTTACTGAATAGAGCATTTAGTAAAGTTGAACCTTTTAAATTTCGGTACGAAACATACAACGATTATGGTAGAGAAGACTTTTCTGTATCTGGGTTGTTTGATATGGAAACCTGTACAAGAAATATAATACTTAATTTTCCAAAAAGCTGTAAGTATTTTAAAATGGATAATGCTAGATGGAATGAATTTAAGTTTGCCGTATCTCAAGTATGTCAGCATGAAGCTATTCACAAAGATCAATGGATGCACCGTACATATGTTAGTACTGAATACGAAGAACCAGACTTTAGAGATTTAGTAACTAATGTAGGGGAAGACAAGGAGTATCTGTCTGATATTGATGAGATAGATGCGTATGGTCATGATATAGCTATGGAGATAAGATATAGCTACCCTAAGAAAGATCCGTATGAAATTCTTCGCACTATAGGTAGTAGAAAGAAAATATGGTCCTATAGTTACTATAAAAAAACGTTTAAGGGTGATGATTGGGATCATATTAAAAAAAGACTTTTAAAAAAGACGTTTCTGTGGTTACCACACGTTAAAATTTAAATCAAAAGGAACGTATGACCGAGAATATATTTTCTGTTTTAGATATTATACAAATTGTATTAATGTTACTAGCATGCTGGGCTTGTTACGTAAGAGGTAGAGTGACGGGAATGCAGGATATGATTGAGGAACTGGCAGATAGAGGAGTTCTAGATTTAGAAAAGTTAGAAGAAGAGGAGACGTAACTCTTGCCTTTTATCCTTAGATAGTATATAATAGGATATCAACAATAAAGGTACATATGCAAACTCAATCAAATTCTAGAGCCCGTATTAAGAACGATACTGTTGGTAACGACGGTATGCAGTTACTATTTCAAGAATATCAAGAAGCAACATCTATGGAAAGCTTTCGTAACACTTGTAGTAGGTTAATTTTAGATTCTTCTGGTAAAAAGTCTACTAAAGATAGGTTTCTTGCAGAGATTAATAGATCTACATCAAGAGAGATGATGCTTACTAAAGTAACTAATTATATGATGGCAGGTCAAGGTCTTGGAGTGTAACTCCGAAATAGTTGGCTTTTAAATTGATAGTAGTATATAATTATACATTATGGAGTTTATATCATGGCATTATTCACAGTAGCAGGTGTATCAAATAATAACGGTAACGTAAAAGTTCGTTTTTGTTCTGATCTTGTCCTGCGAGTTAAAAATCTTCAGAAGCAGGGCGATACAGATATTCAATTAGTAGAGCTACCTTCTCCCATGAATAAAGTAGATACTTGCTTGTATCTGCTAACGTTACCTGAATTTAAACCTTTCTATTTTGATATTGAAACTGTATTGGGTACGAAACAGTTGCCTAAATCAGCTAAAGATATTATAATAGAGGTTAATAAAGTTGAAGTAGATTCTGAAATTGAAGATATTAAAGAGTTATTGTTAGCTTAGTTTTTTAAGTATAGTAGGTCGACCACCGCCTGCTATACTCTCTTGTTGGTGGGGCATTTATAGGAAATAACTATGTCATTGCAATCTAAAGTTCTCAAAACCTTGAAGTCGGGTCGTCAATTTACAGCTGGTCAAATGGCTGGTTTGTTCAGCACTACTGAAGGTACAGTAGCTGCTCGTATCTCTGAGCTCCGGGCTCAAGGCTACTCCATGATTAGCAATACTGCTAAGAATGGTAAAACTGCATATCGTATCGGGACCCCATCCCGTCGTATGATTGCTGCTGCTTATGCTGCAGCTGGTAGCTCAGTTTTTAACTGATAGTTTATTCGATTACCTAGATACAGAGAAGCCCTCTCTAGCTAGCTCTAAGTAATGCCGGATAGTCGTAACCGGTTTTTTTATAGGATAAAATATGCCATTGTTCGTTGTTGAAACTATATCTACCATACGCCATAAATACGTAATTGAATGCAATGAATTAGATCATGCTTTCGATACAGTAACAATAGGTGAAGCAGCAGAGTTTAGTCAAATGTTTCTCGGTGAACAGATCATTACCGGTCATGAAATTACCAAAGATACTTTTAACGAGATGAATGAGATGTTAAAAGACGTTGGGGACGGTACATCATATCAACCAGAGTGCGGAAGCCCATGGTTAGGTGATAAAATTATTCACCAAGTTAAATACTAATGGAGTAACCTATGAACTTTATAGCTAGACACACTAAGAATCGAAGAGAATTTAATCCGAATAAAAAAGAAGATGTAGCTGAGTATCGTTACTATATTAAAAACGCTCAGTGGGAGAACGGGTGCCCATTTTGGTTAGATTGGCCGTATTTAAGCATACCAGAGATGATTAAAGATAAGCTAGTTAAAAGTTATTTAAAGATGTAATAAAGCCCCCGATTCTGGGGGTTTTTTTATGTATAAATATAAAGAAATAACTATAGGGGTGTATAATGGCTGGATCATCTGCTGAGCGCCAAGAGATGGGTGTTATAAAAGACATTATCAATCAAATTAAAAAAACAGGACCTGTTAATGTAAGGGCTGGGTCTGTAATAATTAAAGGTGTTACAGAAGTTAAAAAATACAGCGGTCGTCAGATAGGGGGATCAGAACCGTATACAGACGTTCAGTTGATTACGGGTAAAAAAACTTACAATTTATCGCTTAAAGGAGAAACAGCCCCTTCTTTAGCAGGCGGGGGGTTAAAAGGTTTAGAATTAGCTGTACCAGGTATTGCAAAAAAGTTTATGCAGGCTGCATATAAACACTTGACAGCTAAGCTTAAGCTTACCACAGGCGACAAGATCCCTGATATTTACGGTCAAATTGAACCTAACGATAAAGTCAAGATTGTCGTCGGTAATGCTGCAATGGGGGGTCCTATTGATTACATGTATATTGGTCCAATGACAGTAGCAAGCAAATATGATATATTAACAAACACATTAATGCTCAACGGCACTCTTACAGAAGCTAAAAAATATGCAAATAGCCACGATCTTTATTTTCGACTAAGAGCAAGAAGAGAAGATCAACGGTTTGACAAAGCTGCTAAAGATAACTTTGGCGTACCAAAAATTTATGGAAAATCACCGTCTAGAGGTGATACTGCTGGCAGAATAGTTGTTACCGATAAGACCCCATCTCAAGCAGAAATAGTTAAAATAAAATAATGATAAAATTTCAATTCTACTTAAAAGAAGCTGCTTCGGAAGAAAAGCTTAAGCATTTAGAACATGCTGAAGATCATGTTATTAATTCAGGCTTCGATGGCTTCGCTCATGCATATCATAACTTACAAGACGTTCATGATCAGCTAAGTGGTAAGAAAAGCCAAACTAAGATTACAACTAAGTATGATGGTAGTCCAAGTATAGTGTTTGGGCATCATCCTGAAACTGGTAAATTCTTTGTAGCATCAAAGTCAGCTTTTAACAAAGACCCAAAGATTAATTATACAGAAGAAGATATAGATAGAAATCATGGTCATGCACCAGGTCTTGCAGAAAAACTTAAAATAGCTCTTAAACATCTACCAAAAGTAGCTCCTAAAACCGGAGTATATCAGGGTGATGTAATGCATTCGGGTATCAGGAGTAAAGCTAATGCCTCCGGCGATGTTACAGAAGAGGGCGGTAAGTATCACTTCCAAGCTAACCCGTCTGGTATTAAATACTCTACTAAGACAACATCACCTGAAGGTAAAAAAATTGCAACGTCTAAATTTGGTGTAGCGGTTCATACTGCATACTCTGGTAATACTATTGGTGGTTTAAAAGCGGAATATGGTATGGATACCTCCAAGTTTAAATCCCACCCAGATGTACACGTTATTGATGTAACCGATGATGTTAAGCATGCTAAAATGACCCCAGACCAACATGCTACATTTCAAAAGCATTTAGATGCGGCTACTAAGGTATTTAAAGAGACGCCTAAAAACGCATATAAAGCTTTAGAGGGACATCAAGAACATTTAAAGACATATATCAATAAAACTGTTCGTGAAGGTACTACCCCTAATGTAGAAGGTTATACTGAGCACGTTAAGGGAATTCACGCTAAGGGTATTGCCGGTGTAAAGACTGCTAAAGCTGTAACTACTAAGACCGAAAAAATGCAGAGTGACTTAGCTCATATCGATAAGCATAAAGAGAACTTTAATAAGATCTTTGATATGCATTATCATTTACAGGCAGCTAAAGATCAATTAGTTAAGGCGTTATCTGCTAAGCCGAAGTTCGAAAGCTCCATGAAGGGTACCCCTACTAAACCAGAAGGTTATGTTGCTATCAGAGATAACAGACCTACAAAGTTAGTAGATAGAGCAGAGTTTAGTAGAATGAATTTCTTAAGGTAGTTATGAAAACGTTTAAAACCTTTTTAACTGAAGCAGTAGGTAAAAAGTCATTGCATATTTTTGATATTGACGATACACTACTACATACAACAGCTAAAATTCACGTTAAAGATCCTCAAGGTAAGACGGTGCGTACGTTAACTAATCAAGAGTTTAATGATCATCATTTACCTAAGGGTCATAGCTATGACTTTGGAGAGTTTAGAAACGCTCAAAAGTTTAGTAAGGAATCAAAGCCTATCCATAGTATGATTAATAAGGTTAAACACCTATCTACTAATCCTGAGAATCACGTAATTTTTAATACTGCCAGAGCTAACTTTGACGATAAGAATAAGTTCTTAGGTACATTCAAGAAGCATGGTATTAACATGAAGGGTATACACGTAATTAGAGCTGGTAATATTAATCAGGAAGGTACTCCTGCTGCTAAGAAAGCTACCGTTATTAACGGGTATATTAGCAAGCATAAGTATAAGGATGTACATATGTACGATGACAGTAAATCTAATCTTAAAACATTCCTTACTCTTAAACCACATCATCCAAATACCAGCTTTCATGCTTATCACGTACAGGGTCATGACTACAGTAAATACGAATAATTACCTATTCCTCAAACGCCCACATAAAGATTATACACTCATAGCAACTAAAAATCCATGTTATTTGGTTAATAAAAAAAAGTAAAGGAAAAATTATGCCAGTTGTTTATAGACCATATGTAGAAAAATTAGGGGGTAATACCTCAGCAACTGCATTTGTTGGTAATGAGGGTGAATTGTTTTATGACCCTGCTTCAACGTCACTAAGAATATCAGATGGTGTAACACCGGGAGGTACGGTTTTAGGTAGCAGCTTTAACTCTTCAAAAGCTTCCTTTGATCCTGTGTTTACTGATGCTAATGTTACTTTTGCAGGTGCTACAGTAACTGCTGATTATGTGCGTCACGATGAAATAGTTCACTACCATGTAAATGTAAGCTTTGCAGGTACAACTAATTACGGTAACAGCCAGTACCAAATAACATTACCGTTTCCTTCGAAACACACAATGTCAACAACTACCGGTACACTACATCAGATCGGTGCAGCAGGGGGTAGCGGGGCAAATACCTATTACCATATTTCTGGACATTTAGACTTAGAT